TCGATAAGTTTGTGAAGCGTGACTATCGCCAAGATGGTTCCATCTTAGCTCCTGTAACCACAGGCGTTATCGGTGATATTTATGGTATGCCAGTATTCGTTACCAATCAGGTAGTCGTTGCTGAGACAGTCGCTCATAATTTGATGTTCCATAAAGATGCGTTCACGCTTGCGATACAGATGGCAATCAGGTTTCAAGCGCAGTACAAACTTGAATACCTCTCCAACCTCTTGGTTGGCGATGTCGTTTATGGCGTAGGTGAATTGCAGGATACGTATGCCGTTGATATGCAGACGACAGACGTTGCAGTAACGACAGCCTAAATGCTTCGTGTGATTCTGGTGCGGGGGAGAGATGTTCTCTCCCGCTGCCAAAACTACATAAGGAGGCTACAATGCCGAACAAGAAAAAAGCAAAAGACGCAGATAACAAACTTGGATTCATAGGCGGAGAAAAGCCAGTAGCAAGTGCCAACGAGAAGCAAGCCATAATGAGCGAGGCTGCAAAGAAGAAGGACGAGGCCGAGGTCTTGGTAAATAAGGCTTCAAAGATGAACGACTATCCTGATATGGTTATGCTCAACCCTCGTGGTCGCATCGTAACAGTTAAGGGTAAGATGGTATTGGAATGTAGGCGTAAGGGCTTTACAGAAGTTGACCCTAAAACGAAGAAAGCAAAATCCTTTGAGGAACAGCCAATAATTATCTCAGAAGAAGAAGAAACAAAATCAAAAATCGTAACCGAAAAGCCATTCAGTGCATCGGTGTCTGATAAATAGTAGGGGGGATTATGACTGTAACGGCGTTGGACGCTACGGTGGCGGGGGTAGATGCCAATTCCTACGTCACCCTCGCAGTAGCAGACCAGTATTTCGAAGATAGACCATCATCGGCGGATTGGGTTGCATCAACTGATACAGCCAAGACACAATGCCTATTGGCTGCGTGTCGTGACATTTCAAAACTCAATTACGCTGGTGTCATGTATGATGAAACCACACCTCAGAACCTACCTTTCCCACGCTCCACAGATTTAGATGTCGATGGCGACGTACTGCTATTCGACGCAGTTAAAGAAGCTCAGATGGAGCAAGCGTTCTACCTATGCGTAATGTCGTTGTCCGAGGTTCAAGATATCGCCAAGCGCGGCGTTGAATCCCATAGCATTGGAGATGTTAGCGTGAAATATAATGGCGGAGCAATGGCGGCTGCTACTGGAAACTTTGGGTTGTGTATGACGGCGATGGGGTTGCTGAGAGGTTGGATAAGCACACGGATTGAGGTAAGGCGTGGCTAAAAGACTGGACATAGCGAAGCTGATAGACGCGGAAGGTGAGCCAGCAACAAAACTGGGAAGGAAAATCCCTGTCGGAGAGAAGTCATTCACCAAAGGTTCTATCGACGTTGCTATGACAGAAGATGGCTATATGATTTTAGACGGGCAGCATAGAACAGCGCAAGCATGGAAGAAGGGCAGCAAAACAATATCAGCAAACATATTGAGCAGGGATGAAGCTCTTGCGAAATATGGAGACAGGTGGCCTCAAATCGAAGGCGTATTATCTATCACCGACGTTAAAACGCCGAGGGTAAGCGGAAAGATAAAGTTGGACACCTTCTCTGCTGCAAAGAAACCAGCGTATGACAGGAAGTTCCTTTCGAAGCAACTAGCCATGCTGGATAAAAAGATGAGTTCCTATGAACGTAGAATCTTGAGCATGGCAAATATCAGAACAACGGAGCAGCTTGACGCTTGGCTTGCTATGGCGAAGGACAGCAAGAGAATCACGGTAGCGAAGCGTGGAATAAGAAACCTGACCCGTAAGGCAGAAGAATATATGCGCGTATGGGCAAAGACCAATGCCGAAAAATCGTATAGGTTGGGAACATCTATATCTAAAAGCACATTAGACCGCGCTGGGTTGAAGCTGAAAAACCTTCCAAGGACTAGGCTTCACGCCTCGGCTGTAAACTTTTCAATAGAACAAATTGGTGTTGATATGAATACCGCTTTAGGCTCCATCAGCCAGAAGCTCAATCGGATGTTCCGTCAAATGCACGTCGTAAATCTATCAAAACAAAAACTTGAAAAAACTGTTAGCCAAGAGGTAGCACAACGGCTCGTTGGTGGAACATCCGATGCTGATGCGGCTAGGAGAATGTTCAACAGATTAAGAAAACCGCTGCTTAATGCAAGCGGAGAGGTTCAGTTGATTAGAGTTATTGGGCCAAGCGGAACACCTAGAAACTACACCTTACGGTATTATTCACAGATGGTAGCAAGGACTAGGGTAAGAGAAGCTGTCACCCAAGGCGTAAAGAATACGATGTTGGAATCTGGATTAGATTTTGTTCAGGTCACAGCCTATGGAACGGATTGCGATATATGTGCGCCTTTCGAGGATAACATCTATTCTGTAACGGGAAGCGGGAAACTGAACCATCCTAGTTTTCAAGGTGCTTTGACAGCGGAGGCCGAACCTCCGTACCATCCAAACTGTACTCATACTCTGGTTCCGTATGTTCCAAGCCCAGCCGAGGTCGCGCAAGACCCATTCGGAACCTTTAGGGAGGATGCGGCATGAGCATAATAGGGGGATTCTTAAACCAAGAAGTTACTGTCACGCCCAAGGCCGCTACTGCCTATGACAAGTGGGGTGTTCCGATAGCTGGAACTTCTGTGAAATATGACGCTAGGGTTCAAGAGGTTCACGATAGGGTTCAGACATCTCCAGAAACTTATGTGGACATCAGCCTTGAGGTTTGGCTTCCAGCTAGTTCGGTGGTGGATAATGACGATACAGTCACTTGGGATTCAGAAGGACACAGCGTAGTCAAGGTTCAGAAATTATATTACATTGACGGAACGCAAATATATACAAAGGTATTCTGCCGATGATGAAAGTTAAGATGGAAATGAAGAAGGACGGCAACAACTTGAAGGCTAAACTAGATAGCTTGGCTAAAAAAACAACTGCGAGAGTGAAGCAAACGAACTACCTTATCGCCAACTATATTCTTTCGGAGGCTTCACATCGCGCTCCGATTGTAACTGGCGCATTGACTGCTTCTGGTCATGTTCATCCAGAGGGGCCAGCAAAGTCGCACATGATTTATTTTGATGTCGCCTACGCTGCCGCTGTTCATGAAGTCGGGGCAGTAGATAGCAAGAGCGAGAAATCTAGGCAGAGAGCAAGCCATTACGGAGTGAAGGTTGGGAGGCGATTCCTGATACGCGCATATACCGAGAACGCCGAGGTAATAAAGAAAAAGATTAAAGAGTTTATGAGGATAACCTAATGACTATATTGGTTGAGGACTTGGCATCAGTATTACAAACCGCTGGACTGGGTACTATCGCAACAGATATTTTTGTTGCACATATGCCAGATGCTCCAGATGCAGCCATCGCTGTTATAGATAATGGTGGAATAAATAATGCTCAAACACTGGGGGAGAAGCATAACATACAGGTTCTAGTGAGGAATCCCGTATATGTAACTGGGGCGGCAAAGGCCGACTCAGTATTTTCTACACTAGACGATAGCTGGATTACGTTGACAGGAGGTGGTAGTGGATATTGCAGGGCGACTACGCTTCCCTTGCCTTTGGGCTTAACAAGCAGCGGCCTTAATACATGGTCGCTCAATTTTACGGTGACAAAATGACATCCAAGAGAGAATCCATATTTGCCTACCTAGCAACGCAAGCAGCAGGGATTACTGTGGCGGGAGGCTACAACACAACAGTAGCGAAAGTTGAAAGGTGGATAACTGCCCCTGAACTAGATGACAACGTACCAGCAGACTTTCCTTTGATTATTATAGAAGAAGGAACCGAAGTTGTAGAATACGAGCCATCTGGAATGGCGATGACTGACATGACGTTTACCATCCACGCTCACCTGAAGGGTTCAGCGGCAAGCGTTACGCCGACAACACTCAACGCCTTTATAGAGGACGTAAAGATATTCGTTGAAACGTATAATACTGCAAACGGGAACGCGGTAGATATTACAGTTGAATCCGTAAGCGTTACCCATGCGCCTGAGATTAGTTACGCTGTTGCCACATTAAATTGCGCCGCGCAATATCACCACGCCGTAAGCACACCGTAAAATCGGACGGGGGTTCGCCTCGTTCCATAACTGGACGGAAACACCGTCCGAAAGGAGTAGGTTATGATTTCAGCAGCAGGAGCCAACCTGACAAAGGCAGATGGAAGTGATTATGATGCAAGTGAGGAGCAAGACAATTTTAGAGATAAGTTTTTGTATGCATCAGATGTAGAGGAGTTGGAACTTGCTTTTGCAGCACTGAAACTCGGCCCAACACAGAAAATTATTCGTTTGGCAACGG